GATAGTGGCTCACACGCACATGGTAGGCGGTGGCTTCCCTGACATTGTTTGCTCGAAAGGCGGCATTACCTTGTTGGTCGAGATTAAGGACGGATCAAAGCCGCAATCAGCAAGAAAGCTGACCGACAAAGAGCAAGAATTCCATTCAACATGGCAAGGCCATCTGGCAATCATTGCAACGCCAGAGGATGTTTTTGCTATCCACAGATCATTTTTTTTGGTGTAACCAATGAACTTTCAAGAATTCCAGAAGCTGGCAATCAGAACTGCAAAGCCGTTGCCATTCCGCGAGAACCTACGTCATGTTACATATGGTGTGACTGGTGAGGCAGGCGAGTTTGCAGATGCTGTAAAGAAGTTCGATATCTACGGGCAGGATCTGAACAAGGACAACGCCAAAGAGGAACTTGGTGACCTTCTTTGGTACATCGCTCTGGGTGCTGAGACACTAGGGACGGACATGGAAGAACTGGCCGCCTATTGCATCGAGAAGCTGAAGAAGCGCTATCCCGATCAATACAGCGACCAGTTAGCAGAGGCAAGACTGGATAAAGCTAGTCAACAATGACCAGATTCATTTCAGGGTACTGGTCTATCGTATTTCCGAAAGCACCATCAAGCTGCCAGCTTAGGATCTCGCCATAACTGGTAACGCCATAGACGATATGGCTTTTCTTGGCGTAGGAGAAAACGTGCAAATGCTTCACTTCTACGCCGCCTTGGGTCTCTACCTTGCGGCCACCAAGGGCCAGATCAATGTCAAACTTTTTCATTGTGGTTCCTGTTAAAGAGGCCATCCTTGGCCGTGGTTAATTAAGCAGCGATGCGCGGCTTGTTCTGCCTCCAAAATGCAGAATTTGATGCGTGTAGGTTTTCCCATACCAGAGTCTCGAACTGGTAGCCGTCACCGGGATTTACGTAGAAAGATCTGACAAAATCCTCCGCGCGTTGCATCAGGTCTGGGCTGATTTCGTTGTGAACAAAGATAAATGAAACCGTTGGGTTGTCGTTATGCTGATAAACGTACATATCAGTCATGCCATCAAAGTAACCAGCTTTGTAGTCTGAGCAGAATTCCTTGATTTTCTGGACGGTAGCAGGAAGCTGGTCGTTGACGTAAACATCAACTGAACTGCCGCCTGAGTAATTGGATGATTTAACACGGCCAGCAATGCCATGCTTCTTAAGTTCTGCGCGGATGATTTTGGCTACCAGTGCTGCGTTTGTCATGTCTGTGTCCTGTTAAAAGTGCGCCATCCTTGGCACTAATTCGTTATTTGAAATCGACAAGTGCTTCAATTTCACCTGAAGCGTAGTAATAACCAGCCAAAGATCCGTAAACATAATCGGCAGGATTGTCGAGATTGAACTTGTCCCGGGCAGCTTCCCAGCCCATTTCTTTGATCTCAAGGGACTTGGCTTCATAGCCAGCATGGAAGTCGTTTTGATGTTCTGCGTGGTAGACGGTTCTCATCTGTCTCTCCGGTTAGGGCCAGCACCTTGCTGGCTATGGGTTATTATAAAAATAAATTTTACAAAGTGTAAAGCTATTTATGAAAATAAATTTTAGACTTTACAGATCAAGCACTTAGAAAGATAATTTACCTGTCGGTGTAAGGCCCGATGCAAGAGTCGAGATGATTGCTACCTACCCGCCCCGATCCCTTTGTGAGAGGGGGCCTTACCGGGGCGGTAGCAACCACCTCGACTTTTTTTTGGCCGTAATCCGTCCAGCCCGATGCGCTGCGAGTCTGTGAGGGAGTTGGCCCCTGCCCATCATAAAAGTCAGCTTGGTCGTAAGACTTCCGCGCTGAGTTGGCCCGTTCCCGGCGCGTTGTGTGTAGGCCTCTCACCGCACACAGGAAAACAGGTAGCCCTAATTTGAGGTTTGTCCGGCAACACCAGCCGTAAGCGTGGGAAGCGTAGGTGACCTGATAGTCCGAGAGATGAGATGCCCTAGCTTGAGCTACTGCTACACAGTGGCAATCACCATAGCTAGATCAGCAGTAGTATCCTCAAAAGGGATGGGATGGGATATTGCATAAAGAAATGAAAGAAACAAAACAGCAGTTTTTAATACGCAAGCATCAGAACAAGATTAAGCGCGCACATATCTGGCTAGGACTAGACACAGCTTGCAAGATGGCTAGCACAGGAGGGCTAAAGCTGTCTCGCTATAAAGTGACAGATTTAACTTATGGGTACGAAATTTGCAAAATGTGTCAAACGGTCTTTAGTACAAACTTATGACTATGCAAGGAATGAAGTTCGACAATGACAAGCCAAGACTTGATCTACTTCTAGACTTTGGCAAGGCATTGGAGGAAGTCGGCAAGGTAGCGACATTCGGAGCCAACAAATACGCTCCCGGAAATTGGTTACTAGTGCAGGATGCCCAAAGTCGATACCAAGCTGCATTGCTTAGACACTTGTTCCAGTCAAACACAGCAGAGAAAGATCCAGAGACAGACTTAGACCACCTTGCCCATGTTGCATGGAACGCGCTGGCGGTTCTGGAACTCAAGCTGAGGCAGATTGACAGACAGAAACCAGTAGAATCAAAATAGATTTACAGGCAACACAGGACAAGCCATTGAAACACAAGATCGAATACCTGAAGCTGGACAAGCTGACAGGTTATGCAGCCAATTCCAGAACGCACTCTGATGAGCAGATTGACCAGATTGCGGCATCAATTACAGAGTTCGGGTTTACCAATCCGATCCTGATAGACGAGAACAGCATCATTATCGCTGGTCACGGTCGTTTAGAAGCTGCGAAACGCCTAGACCTAGACGAAGCCCCATGTTTGCGCTTATCGCATCTTACAGAGGCTCAGAAGAAGGCATACATCATCGCTGACAACAAACTGGCACTTAATGCTGGCTGGGATGATGATTTGCTGAAGCAAGAAATCAGCGCCTTGGAGGATCTGGACTTTGATATTGCGCTTCTTGGCTTTGATTCTGTCGAACTTGCAAAAATGTTTGATGAGATCGAAGAACCAGAAATAAAAGAAGAAAAATACAACGAAGTCTTTAACATCATCATCGATTGCAAAGACGAAGAAGAACAAGAGCGCGTTTTTAACAGACTTGATGCGGAAGGTTACAAATGCCGAGTTCAAAGTTTGTAATCGAAAGCAAAACATCAAATTCATTCAAGGCAAACAAAGTTAAATCTGCCTTCGACTTTGATGCCGACACAGTGCGCAAGGAATTTGACGTAAAAATCCCGATTGAAGGGAAAAAATGGAATGTTGGTTTAATTGTTGGCGCTTCAGGTAGCGGCAAGACAACAATTGCAAGGCGTTTGTTCCAAGACTTTTTGTTTTTTGAAGGTTACGAATGGACTGGTCAATCAATCATTGATGACTTTGGTGAACATTCAGCCAAAGACATCACGGAAACTCTGTGCAAAGTTGGCTTTGCATCGCCTCCAGATTGGCTGAAACCGTTTCAAGTCCTTTCAAACGGTCAAAAGATGCGAGCAGAACTCGCCAGATTGATCCTAACGAGCGAAAAGCCCTGCATCTATGATGAGTTTACATCTGTCGTTGATCGTCAGGTGGCTTGCGTAGGATCGTCAGCAATACAGAAATTTATTAGGAAACAAAACAAGCAATTCATTGCAGTTTCCTGTCACTACGACATTGAAGAATGGTTGGAACCAGACTGGGTTTACAACTGCGACAAATCAGAATTTGTCTGGAGGGACCTTCGGCGTCCAGAAATCGTCTGCACGATCAGAAAAGCCGAACAACGCGAATGGAAGCAGTTCATGGAGTTTCATTATTTAAGCCATAAACACAACACAGCAGCGCACAAATACATCTGCGAGATCAATGATCGACCAGTTGCTTGGTGTTCTGTTTTGCACTTCCCACACCCTCATGTCAAAAACATGAAGCGCATTCATCGCATTGTTGTTAAGCCCGACTATCAAGGTCTGGGGATCGGAAAAAGATTCCTTACAGAAGTCGCAAGCAAATATAAACGGCAAGGAATGCGGGTTTCGCTGGTGACAAGTTCCCCGGCATTTGTGCATGGACTTCAGCAAGACAAAGCATGGGCAATGACCAGAAAACCAAGCAGATGCGCTGAGACTGCAAAGTCTGGTGTATTGCGCGGATCTACGTCTGATTCTCGTTTAACAGCAACATTTGAATTCAGAGGTGCTGCATGAGCCTCACAGCAAAGCAAGAAGCATTCTGCCAAGCCATAGCAGATGGCATGACTCAAGCAGATGCATATAGGGCTGCTTACGACACCAGCAACATGAAAGACAGCAGCATTCATGTGAATGCATCAAAGCTACTGTCAGACGCTAAGGTGATGCAAAGGGTCACTTCCCTAAAGCAAGCCCTAGAAACAAAAGCTATTTGGACTAGAGAAATGAGCGTCAAAGCATTGGTGAGTGCTTACAAAGTGGCGCAGGAAAAGAAAAACTCCAATGGCATGACAGGCGCTGTAAAGGAACTTAATGCCATGCATGGGTACAACGAACCAATCAGGCTTGATGTTTCCATGCGAGAACTGCCAGCCTCTGTCGATGAGTTTGTCTAGTGCCGTTATCAGAGGCGCAAAGGGCATTTGCTACAAGCCGTGAACCATTTCCTGCTTTCGTTGGTGGATTCGGTAGCGGCAAGACAGCAGCAGCTATTGCCAGAGCAATGGCACTTAAAACACACTTCAAGAAATGTGATATTGCCTATTACCTTCCGACATTTCCTTTGGTTGAGGACATTGCTCTTAGGCGCTTTCCAGAACTGTGTGAGCGTAAAGGATGGGCGCATAGAGTCAGAGGAGGAAATTCACCTCATATCGAGTTTCCCGGATCTGGTCGAATCATCTTCCGCACAATGGAAAGACCAGAGCGCATTGTCGGATACGAAGTTGCGCACTCAATTCTAGATGAGCTTGATACTTTGCCACTGGATAAGGCCAGAGAAGTCTGGACTAAGGTCATTGCCAGAAACAGGCAGAAATGCGCGATGTCAAACACAGTTGCAGTCGCGACTACGCCTGAAGGCTTTCGGTTTGTCTATGAGCGTTGGGTCAAAGATCCTGCTCCCGGCTATGTGATGTTCAAGGCAAAGACATTGGACAATGCCAGTCACTTGCCACCGGGATACATTGAGAACCTGACAAACACCTACTCCAGCAATCTGCTGTCAGCATACCTTGATGGCGAATTCGTCAACCTGACCGCTGGCTCTGTCTATCCAGAGTTTGACAGGGCGTTAAATGCGACAGATGAAACCATCCAGCAAGGTGAAGTGCTGCACATTGGCATGGACTTCAACGTTACCAATATGTCGGCTGTCATTCATGTGCTGAGAAAAGATGAACCCCATGCAGTCATGGAACTGACTGGGATCTACGACACGCCCACGATGGCGCAAGTGCTGAAAGACAGATACCAAGGCCATCGAATCATGGTGTACCCAGATGCCAGTGGCAATGCAAGAAAGACAGTCAACGCATCTGAATCAGATCATGCCATCTTGAGGGCGGCAGGCTTTCAGGTTTGTGTTAACAGCAGAAACCCACGAATCAAAGACAGAATCCTGTCAGTCAATCACATGATCCACAATCAAGGAAACAGGCGATACAGAGTCAACCCGCAAACCTGTCCTGCATTGGTTGAGGCGCTAGAAAAGCAGTCATACGACAAGAATGGTGAACCAGATAAGAAGTCAGGTTTTGACCATGTTATTGACGCATCAGGATATTTTGTGGTCTATCGGTATCCAATCATGCAAAATAAAGCCCAATTCGCCCAAATTGTAGGTATCTAGCATGGCCGTTGATTCAAAGCACGAAAAATACGAAGAACATTACGATCAGTGGGAGCGTTGTGAACACGCTGCCGAAGGTCAGGATGAGATCCACGAATACGGCATCCAGTACCTACCAAGGCTGTCTGGGCAGACAGATCAGGAATACAAAGGCTACCGAGACCGAGCGCTGTTCTATAACGCGACTCAGCGCACCATTGATGGGCTGACAGGCATGATGTTCCTGAAGCCACCGGTTACTGAATATCCAACGGCAATGGAGTCACTGGTAGCTGACATCACGATGTCTGGACTATCACTGCATCAGTTCGCAGAGATGCTTGCAGAGGAAGTGGTCAAGATTGGTCGCTGCGGTGTGCTGGTAGACCATCCACC